TTATCAACCACAAACCGGTTGAAAGGCTTTAAAGACGGTGAATCAGCCTTGGTTAATGAGAAAACAGGCGCTTTTATTAAGCATACTGAAGATGGAAATCTGGAAATATCAATACCTGAAGACGTTATTAAGGTTTGCAAAAACATTACGATCACCGCAGACGGAGATTACAATTTAAACGTAACTGGAAACGCCACGATTGTAGTCGATGGCACTGCCACAATTGAATCAACAAATGCCATTGTTAAAGCGAATCGTGTAGACTTAGGTGACGTTGGCGGCAAGAAAGTCGCTAGAATAGGCGATGCCGTTGCTGGCGGTGTTATAACGGGCGGAAGTGATACAGTTTTTGCGGTTGATTAGATGAAATTTAACGACATTTTGCTGGAAATTGACGAAGAAACCTGTCTTAATGATTCGCTTATAGAGCAAGATGGCGATTTTAAAAAAACAAACTCATTCATCACCGCGCTTATACTCTCTTTTTTCTGCGAGCGTAGGGCTTCCGTTTCTGAAATTCCAGAAGTCTACCGCCGCCGGGGCTGGATCGGAAACATCAATAGACTGGTAGAATACGGCTCTAAACTTTGGCTTCTGGAGCAGCAAAGGCTGACAAACGAAACTGTAAACAAGGCTAGAACATACATTGAGCAAGCTTTAGAATGGCTTGTCGAATTTGACTACTTATCTCAAGTCACTGTTACAGCGTCAAAAGATATTGACGTGATAAGAGAAAATTTTGTAGCTAGTGATTGCATCGGTGTGAATTTAGAGCGTGACCTAGAAAATCAAGCTTTAATTGCTCAAATAGTTTTAACCATCGGTGGCAGTGAAGAGCTGAGAAGAAACATAATACTATGGCAAAATACTAGGGCGGCATAATGGCAGGCTTAAACATACCAGACGACGCAAAGGAGCTTGAAGACAAATCACTTGTAGATCTTGCGCGAGAGCTACCGACTACAGCAAACCCGTTTCTTGAAGAGTCTTGGATGGGGGCGCAAGGCATAGCAAACGCAAGGCGAGTATTTGACTTTTACATTCAGCTAAGAATTTTAGAAAAAGAAGCTATTCCCATAACAGCCGATGAAAAGCTTGAGCTTTGGGCTTCGTATTGGGGTATTACTAGAAACCCCGCAACACAATCACAAGGCAACGTAATTGCCACAGGCTTAGCCGGTTCCCTTATAGCTTCTGGTACGCTTTTGCAGTCTACAGACGGTAACGCCTATTCCGTAGAAAACGACGCTACTATTTCATTAAATCCGCTGCAGGTTTCTTCTCTGACTTCCGTTGGTGTTATTGCTGATTGTGTTTTGTCAGGAGATAACCCGATGTTTTCAGGTCAATCCGTCACTTTATCAGGAGCAGACCAGACCCAATATAACGGAACGTTTGAAATAACGGTAACCGGCGCCAATCAGTTCACTTTTGAACTACCTGAGCCTACTATTTCACCGGCAACGGGTTCTATAATCGTCAAATCTACAGGTTTTGGCAAAATACAAAACTTAATACCCAATACTAGGTTAAGTTTCCAGACACCGATACCAAACGTGGATAATGGGGCGTTTGTTGATCAGGGCGCGGTAGGGGGTGGTTCTGATGTTGAAAGCACAGAAGACCTAAGAGCTAGGCTTTTAGACAGGGTTCAAAATCCCGTCGCTAACTTCAACGCCGCAGCCATAATTTCACAAGCCAAAACAGTTTCAGGAGTAACCGATGTTTTTGTTTTTGAAATAACCCCAGAAGTCGGTGATGTAACAATCTATTTCGTGAGAGGTAACGACGATTCGCCTATACCTGATGCCTCAGAAATACCTCCTGTAAAGGATGCGATTCTAGAAATAAAGCCAGCACATACAGACCCCGACGATGTAATTGTATTGGCTCCAAACGGCATAGACACGCAGTTTAACTTTTCTTCTATTAGCCCCAATGACTCAGAGACTCAAGAAAGAGTCAGAGCTAGTTTAGATGCCCTATTCAGAGATGAAGCGGTTGTTTCTGGCTTTCAGGGCGCAGCGGCCTCAATTACTGAAAAACAATACGAAGCGGCTATTGTCAACGCTGGAGTCGATGATTTTACGCTTACTTCACCATCGGGAGACATTGGCTCGATTGATGGCGACTATGGCGTATTTACAGGCGCGGATTTCCCATAATGCAAGAATACGGATTATTTGAATGCCATGACGTAACAGAACACGCTCAGGCAATAGCTAAGTTTTTGCCCGGTGGCAGGGCTTTTGAGGCCGCCGCAATCCCTGATACCGTCTACAATATGTTTTTGCGCGGCATTGGTTCAATCAATAAGCAGGCGGAAGACTTTATTAAGCTATTCGATACTGAGCTTGACATAAACACCACTACCGCATTTCTTGAAGCTTGGGAAAATACTTTAGGAATTCCAGACGAATGCTTTGACACCAATACCGATATTCAAACCAGAAGACAGCAAGTTTTAATTAAACTGGCCTCTCTTGGTGTACAGACAGAGCAGGATTTTATAGACTTAGCAAGGCTGTACGGAATAGAAATAACAATTTTAACAGGGTCGGAAGCTGGCAGATTTCCTTTTACTTTCCCTGTCATTTTGTTTGATACAAGCAAAGAGGCTAAGTTTACTATGCTCGTGGTCTACGAGGTGGCTCAAGCCTTCACTTTTACTTATAATTTCCCTGTAATTTTCGGGGATTCTGCCATACCGATTTTAGAGTGCTTGTTTAGAAAATTAGCGCCTGCAAACGTAAATGTTATATTTAAGCAGGTTGAAGAAATAGACCCGTTACTAGACAGATCATTTAATAACGGTTTTTCAGATGGTTTTAGTTAAGAGGCTAGAAAAATGCAAGATTTAAACGATAAAGTAACCGGCTCTTCATTGGCGGCTTCTGAATGGAACCAAGTGCCTTCAGAGCTGCAAAACGTAATAACAGCTTTGAATCAGTCTTTGACAGCTGCAGACCTAAACCAGCTTGGAAAAGCGATTGCCGGTTATGCGGGAAGCGGTAACGCTTTTGTGGATGGCGGAACGGCAAACGCCATTGTTTTATCGCCAGTTACAGGATTGCAAGCGCCACCGCAATACACTAATTTGCAAGCAGTAAGATTCATTAAAAATGGCACAAACACTGGAGCCGTAACAGTTAATGTCGCAGGCTTGGGAGTATTGAATGTTTTAGATCAGTTTGGCGCAGCATTAGCAAGTGGCGACCTTCAAAACGGTAGCAGATACACGATTGAATACTCTTTAACAATCGATGGTGGTAACCCCGGCCTCGCGGATACCTAGACGGCTTTATTTTGTCAAACAATACAATTGATTCATCTAATGACATTGATATTGCAGCAGGATCGGCAAAAGATTCAACAAATAGTGCAGATTTAAATTTATCAAGCGCATTAGGAAAGCAAATTGACGTTGCGTGGGCTGAAGGTGGTACGCCCGGCGCGCCTTCTGGTGGTTTTCCCTCTTTATTAACTGGCGGTTCCCCTGTGAACGACACTTGGTATGCGGTATTTATTATTTTAAAGAATACCGGCCAAGTCGATGCGGGTTTTGATACCTCCCTAAACGCTGTTAATCTTTTAGCAGACGCGACCGACTACGCAGAATTTAGGCAGATTGGATGGATTTATTATAACTCTGGATCTTCAATTGAGCCTTTCTTACAAGTAAATGATAAATTTACATTCGCTACGCCGTTAAGTGGCTGGTTTGGAGTTCCAAACTCTGCTACTGCCTCAATACAAAACGTTAACGCTCCACCACAAAAGGTTACTGTAGGAATTCACACGGTAGGAAATTACGACCAGCTATCAGGAGTAAGAGCGCTTGTTACTGATCCAGATCAAGCAGATATAGCACCAGACACTTTAAACTCTCAAATAAACTGTGAAAGCGATGTTGCAGGCGTTACATCTGTTGAAAAAAACTTTTTCGAAGTTGTTACTAATTCTTCTGGCGAGTTAAGATTAAGGTCAACTTCAGCCGGAGGCGATACCTCGGCTTCAATACGTTACATAATTTACAATCGCGGC